TTTCCTATCTGGCATCAAGAAATCCAAGACATCCTCGTCCTCAAAAACAACAAAGGAACAGAAGACAACCGAGTCCGAAAACTCGACTACAGCATCCAGTTAAGTGAACTCTTTTACCAAAGGTTTATCGACAATAAGGAAATCTCGTTATTTTCCCCTCATGATTGTCCTGGGTTGTATGAGAGTTTTGGGACCACTAAGTTTGATGACTTATATTGCCGTTACGAATCAGATGAATCCATCCCCAGAACCACAGTTGGATCCCAAGAACTTATCCTCGACCTATTAAAGGAAAGAGCAGAGACTGGACGTATCTATATCATGAATATAGATCATTGTAACAGTCATTCTTCCTTTAAGGATAAGGTAGAGATGAGTAATTTATGTCAAGAGATTACATTACCTACACTTCCTATTAGTCATATTGATGATCACTTAGGTGAGATTGCTCTTTGTATTTTATCAGCAGTTAATGTGGGTAAGATTAGATCTGATTCAGAATTAGAAGATCTTTGTGACCTTGCAGTGCGTGGATTGGAAGAGTTAATAGACTATCAAGATTACCCTGTACTAGCAGCAAAACTTGCTACAAAGGCACGTAGAAGTCTTGGGGTAGGATTTATTGGTCTTGCACATTATTTGGCAAAACTTGGATTTAATTATGGATCTCAAGAAGCATGGGATGCAGTTCATGGATTAGCAGAGTCTTTCCAATACTATCTTCTTAAGGCATCTAATGAGGTCGCTAAGGAGAAGGGATGGTGTGAGAACTTTGGACGTACCAAATATAGCGATGGGATACTACCAATTGATACATATAAGAAAGACGTAGACGAAATTAGTAGTCAGGAACTCCAGCATGATTGGGAATCTCTTAGAGCATCTATCTTGGAATACGGTTTACGGCACTCAACATTGTCCGCACAAATGCCTTCGGAGAGCAGTTCCGTTGTGTGCAATGCAACCAATGGAATCGAACCACCTAGAGATTACTTGTCCGTTAAAAAATCCAAACAAGGGCCTCTTAAGCAGATTGTTCCCTCCTATGGGTCTTTAAAGAATAATTATACTTTACTTTGGGATATGCCTGATAATACGGGTTATATTAATGTTGTGGCAGTCATGCAGAAGTTCTTTGACCAAGCAATTTCTGGTAACTGGTCTTATAACCCAGAACATTATCCTGATAATGAAGTACCAACAACTGTCATGGCTCAAGATTTTCTTACCACCTACAAATATGGTTGGAAGACATCTTATTATCAAAATACTAATGATATGAAAACTGATGATATTGAAGAACCTAATAAATTAGATAGTTTATTGGAGGAACTAAGTACTGCTGATGAAGGGGAGTGTGAGTCCTGTGCAATCTAAAGTGAAAGGAATGACCGTCTTTAATACTGAAGACGTTAATACTAAAAAACAACCTATGTTCTTTGGTGCTCCTCTAGGAGTTCAAAGATATGATAACTTTAAGTATCCTCAATTTGAAAATTTAACTAAACAACAACTAGGGTATTTTTGGAGACCCGAAGAAGTATCTTTACAGAAAGATCGTGGAGACTATCAAACACTGCGTCCAGAACAGAAGCACATCTATACGAGCAATCTTAAATACCAGATCATGCTTGATAGTGTACAAGGCCGTGCTCCTGGTATGGCTTTCTTACCATACTGTTCACTACCTGAGCTTGAGTCATGCATGGAAGTTTGGTCATTTATGGAGATGATCCATAGCAGATCATATACTTATATTATTAAGAATGTATATTCAGATCCCTCTGAGGTATTTGATAAGATCCTTAATGATCCTCGCATTCTAGAACGTGCTGCTAGTGTTACTGAGTCTTATGATGACTTTATTAATGAAGCACAGCAGTGGGGTCAAAGTAGTTTGTGGAGAGATATTGATACATCATTAAACACATCCTTACCTGTTTTAGAAATGAAAGAGGTTAAACGTAAACTTTATCGTGCAGTAGCCAATGTTAACATCCTTGAAGGTATTCGCTTTTATGTCTCTTTTGCTTGCTCCTTTGCATTTGGTGAGCTCAAACTCATGGAAGGATCATCCAAGATTATCTCCCTTATTGCTCGTGATGAGAACCAACACCTTGCCATTACGCAGAATATATTAAACAACTGGAGGAAGGGTGATGATGCTGAAATGGTAGAGATTATGAAAGAAGAAGAGCAATGGACATATGATATGTTTGATAAGTGTGTGAATGAAGAAAAGAAATGGGCAGAGTATTTGTTTAAAGATGGAAGTATGATAGGATTGAATGACAAACTTCTTTATCAATATGTGGAGTGGATTGCTAATCGCAGAATTAGATCTATAGGACTCAAACCACAGTATGATATTCCTGCAAAGAATAATCCATTACCTTGGACAGAGCACTGGATCAGTTCTAAGGGGCTGCAGGTAGCACCACAAGAAACAGAAGTAGAGTCATATGTTGTGGGGGGAATCAAACAAGATGTTAAAAAGGACACATTCAGCGGCTTTAAATTATAGTTTATGCTTAAATAGAGGAAAGAAAAAATGAGACCAGTCCCTCCTTTCCCATCGCATCCTGAGTACATGAACGGTAGACTTAAAAAGATAGACATGACTGCTAGACTTAATAACATGAAGAATGGTCTTGCAAATGAGACTTGGTATCCTGAGTGGGATCATCGTCAAAGAGGAGCTGCTCAACGCATTCTAAATAATGCGTTAGAGATCCTTGACGAGTATGACTATTAAGTATGAGAATCCGTGGAGATATAATAAGAAAGTATTTGAATCAACTGATATAGGAGATTATTTTGGATTTGTATATAGCATCCTAAATAATAAAAACGGAAGAGAGTATATTGGACGTAAATACTTCTGGCAATTTAGAACCCCAAAAGGAAAGAAACGGAAAGTCAAATCCGAATCTGATTGGAAGAAGTATTATGGGTCTTGTCCAGAACTTAAAGAACAGATTGGGAAGATTGGCCGAGAAAATTTTAGTAGAACTATCTTATCACTACATTATACAAAAGGCAAAACAAACTTCGAGGAAACCAGACAACTCTTTGCACACGGAGTTCTTACAGAACAACTTGACGACGGAACACCGAAGTACTATAATAGCAACATCCTCTCAAGGTACTTCAGAAAAGACTATTATGGGAATGACGACTGATGATATCGTTGCACATACTAGAGAATGGGCAATTGATAAGATTGAAGAAGCAGAGTTATGTGGTGATAAGATAGCACTCTATGCAGAGTTTGAAGAGTGGATAGAAATAGAAGATGAAGATGAATGTGAAATTATCTCATTAGAACCAAACACTTGACAAGGGTGGTATAATATTATCGGGGCATCGTTGAGGAATCCCACCACCCCCTTAACGTGTAAGGCCCCAGCAATTATTAAGAAAGAAATGATTATAGTAACAGGCGGTGCAGGATTTATAGGTAGTAATTTTCTTCATTATTTACGTAGAGTAACTGATGAAGAAGTTGTTGTATTAGATAATCTTACCTATGCGGCTACAGAAGAATATATTCCCAGTGAACATAAATTTATTTGGTGTGATATTACTAATGAAGAGCATGTAAATTATATCTTTGATAAGTTTAAACCTACCAAAGTATTTCACTTTGCAGCAGAGAGTCATGTAGATAAGTCTATTTCAAATTCTAATCCATTTATTTCTACTAATATAAATGGAACTATTAATTTATTAAATGCTAGTCTTAAGGTAGAGGTTGAGAAGTTTCATCATATTTCTACTGATGAAGTATATGGTTCTCTTGACTATGATGATACGGATCTCTTCAAAGAGACTACTCCATATGATCCTCGCAATCCTTACTCTGCAACCAAAGCAGCAGCAGAACATTTTGTAACTAGTTGGCATAATACTTATGGTCTTCCTTATCTTATCACTAGTTCTTCAAACAATTATGGTCCAGGACAGCATGAAGAAAAGTTAATTCCTAAGGTTGTTACAAATGCATTGAGAGATGAGATAACTTATATGCATGATGGTGGTGAGCAGATAAGAGATTGGATACATGTAGATGATCATTGTTGTGCTATATGGACATTAGATCAGCAGAAGGTATTGAATGATAAGTTTAATGTGGGGGGTGCATGTGAATTGCAAAACATTGAAGTAACTAAAAAGATTTTAGATATGATGGATAAACCTCATAGTTTAATTGGTGTGTCAAATGATAGACCAGGTGTTGATAAAAGATATGGAACTGATTTTTCTAAACTCACGAAAAGGACAGGATGGTTACCACAAATACCATTTGATGCAGGTTTAGGGGGTACTGTAAGGTTCTATATGAATAAATACTTGTAGTGAATAGAGATCTTTAGGATGATTAATCATGATAGTAGTACGATGTAGGCAATGTAATAAGGAAATCAGCAGCTTGGAAAATCAAACAAGAAGTTGTGGGTGTCCTAATATGATGACTGTTACAGGAGATATTTTAACAGCATCTGATCTATCTAAAACTATCGTAGTAAGAAGAACTCAGGAAGAGGAAAAGGATAAACTTACATCACAAGATTTACAGTGGCAGGAACAAAGAAGAAAACGTAAAGTCCGTAAACTTGATTTTGAAATTAGATAAATAAAGTCTCTATACACTGGTAGAATTCTATTCATTTTAATGGAAGATAAGATTCAATCAGAACTAAAAGAAGTTCAAAAGAAATTAGAAAAGATTGAGAAGAAGCAGGAAATGCTGCAGAAGATTCAAAATCTAGATAGAGAACATCAAAAGAAGATGGGGGAACGCCCATCTGGACATCTTCATGAAATGATGTAGAATAAATACTTGACAACACTAGTATATTTTTATATAATAGAATTCAATATGAAGAAGTATGGACAAGCACGACATACCTATTATTGGGGACTTTTATACTAAAGCAGAAGTAGACAAGATGGTTGCTGATGCTTTAGAAGAAGCCCGTGCTATTGATGAAGCATCTATGGCAGAGCATAACTTCAAGGCAACTATCATTAGTATGATCCTTGGATTTATTTGTCTTGCTTTATTCCTTGATGGAACTTTGAGATTGCTTGGTATTATACCACCATTTATGGATATAGATATAAGTATAGTAGATAAGATTGCTGATAAAGTAGAGAATCAAGTACTGCCCTATATAACTAATAAGATTCCAGGTAGATGATCTTAGAAACATTTTTAATTATTGCAGCACTACCCTTCGTAGGACTAACACTTTTCTTTGGAACAAAGAATGGTTATTATAATAGTGAGGATTATACTGGTGATGGATGTGCTCATGATGTAAAACGATGAATCCAGTAACAGATATAGTTTTTTCATTAACATGGATATTTCTTTTAGTATGGGCAGTTCGTTCTGTTATTTCAGGAGCGAGATCTCAGTCTGTAAGGAATTATAATGCTGGTACATGGACTACTGAAGTTACTAAACGTCTTCATCCAGAGATGGTAGATGTAGAACCTGGTGAAAAATTATTAGGAGTCAGTTTTGAAAAGAAAACAAGTTGTGATTTGGAAGAATACAGATCTTTACAAGAAAGAATAGAAGAGTTAAAATTAGAATTGGAAAATGATGATGAAGATGATGATGACGACGATGGAAACGTTCCCGCACTCTTAAAATAATGACTTTTATTAATTTAATACCTCACGGTAATTTAACTCCCGATCAAGGATTTGTACTCTTTATTGGATTGTTTCTCTTTAGTTTAGTAGGGTATGGAATATATCTTACATGGGGAGCAGGTAAGACAGATTTGAGAGATCCTATTGATGAACATGCAAAGATGCATGAACTAGGAATTGCACATGGTCATGGTGGAAACAAGGATGCATATGCAATGTCTGGTAAACTTGATAATAATCATACCCACGAGGAAGTAGAATGAAAGAATTTTTATTCTTTATGGCAAACTTCTTGGACTTCTGGTTCTTGCCATTTATTATTATGTTTATTGTTTCTATCATTATAGAACAAGTAATAAGAAGACAGGATGATGAAAAGAAGATTGAGACTGCCATGAGAGTAAGGAAGTTTCTGTGGAGACAGAACATACTTCTCAACTTCTCTTGGTTTCTATGTTATTTCATCTTAATGTTTATGTTAAGAGGACAAGCACAACCACAAATGCCTGATATGATTTGGCAAGGATGACTGAAACAATTATTAAAGGAAAAGTAAAAACTGTTTTTCCTACTTCCGAACCTGATGAAGTTCTCATTCAATATGAGGATAAGGTTACTGCTGGTAATGGTAAGAAAGAATCTTGGATAGAAGGTAAAGGTTCTATCTGTTGTGAGATATCTCAAATTCTTTTTGAGATACTGGAAAAGTCAGGTATTAGAACTCATTACATTAGTATGCCTACACACATGTCTATGTGTTGTAAGAAGGTTGAAATTATTCCTATAGAAGTTGTGGTGAGGAATATCGCTGCTGGTTCTATAGTAAGACAGACGACTTTAGAGGAAGGTCAAATTCTTAATTGGCCTCTGGTAGAATATTATCTTAAGGATGATGAGAAAGATGATCCTTTACTCACAGAAGATCGTATTAATCTAATGGGTTATAGTGATTCTTTGAAAGATTTAGAGTATAGTGCTAGAATAGTTAATACTAGATTGAAAAAGATCTTTATTGATCTAGGTCTTACACTTGTTGATTTTAAATTGGAGTTTGGTTACGATGCTGACAACAATCTACTCTTGGCTGATGAATTATCACCTGACGGGATGCGGCTCTGGAAAGAGGGGACGCAAAT